AACAAGATTAGTGTTGCTCTTAACACCTCCACTACCTGCAATAACATGCATGTTGAAACTCGAATCGTTTGCACTGTTTACAGTAGTTGCATAGTTGCAAACTAAGATTGTTGTAATAGCATACTTTTTGCCAGAAGGAACACTTAGGATTGTTGTATCAGTATCTAAAATCAATGCACTGTTTATTGCCATTTCGTAGTTTCCTTAAAAAATAATACTGTATAGTAATGCTTTATTTCTGCTAATAAGTTCGTCGTTTGTACCGGTTTCGTTTATAAAAAACAAACCTGTACCGCCGTCAGCTTCTACTTTACTATAGAGTTTTATACCATCTGCTGGAGCAGTCGGATCTGTGTCTTTAGTTAATAGCAAAGGATCAGGAATTTTAACACTACCTGTTCCGTCTGCTCTTAAAGTTAAATCTCCGTTTGTGTTTAGTGGAGCAATACTGGCATCTTCGATTTTAATTTCTTCAATGTTGGTCTGTGTTCCAAAAAACTGAGCAACAGTTATTCCGTCGATATCAACATCTGCTCGACTTGTTGGATCTCCGCCCTCGGTATCATAAACCTTAACTTGTGTGTTACCGTCAGGAACAGGTGCTTTGATAGCGTTTTGCCAATTGTACTGATGATAATTTTTAACATAGTCAATAACTGATTGTATGTTAGGAATAATATCAGCATCATAAGGTTGTGAAAGATTATCAGGATTAGATGGATTAGGAGTTATATTACTTCCTGTGTAAGGAAATACTTGCTTTTCGTAATCTACTGTTCCTGTAACACTTACAACACCAGTTGTTTGACCAGGTAAAAGATTTAGATCATTGCCTTCTCCGGCAATAATACTGGAAGTGTAAATGCCAGCGGGTGTACCGTTTGCTTTTGCAAATACAAACGCACCGTCACTTGCTTGTATTGTTCCATTGATATAAGTATCAGCAGATTCTGTATACAAGAACTCTGCGTTTGAAAACAGACCTCTATCAACAACTAAACCTGCTGTCCCTAATGAAACTCCGGCACCGCTTTCGCCGCTGTTTACAGTAATTGTATTATCTGCAACAACAAGATCTGAAGAGCCAACAGTGGTTGTTGTACCGGTAACATTCAAGTTACCGTTGATGTTTACAACGCCATTTGTACCACCGATGTCTATATCAAAAACGCCGTCTTCATTCAAGACGATTTTATATAGATCTACTCCTAGGTTGGCTATCTTAGATGCTGACATTTACATACTCCTTAGATAGCAGTTACAACCATAATAGTTTCAGTTGAATCCTCTTGAATTTCCCAAGTATATCTGTTGTTGTTAAAGTCTCTGCAAGTTCTATTGTATAGTTTTTTGATTCTTACTTGTGTTCCTGCTGTTCCAGCAACAACTGCTTGAATACTCATTTCGTTTGCACCTAAGCTACCTGCTGCACTGTCAACAAGTGTGCAAATGCCTTCGTTGCCTGTGCGATCTTTAGCATCGTTAACACGGAATTTTCTTGAACTTTTTTGACTTAGAATCAAGCCATTGTCTGATTCTGCGTTTGAAGCAACTTGTACGTTGATTGTGATGTTATAGAATGTATCGTTTTTTGGTGCTAAGGTTGAATCGTCAGCATCATCTAGCCAACCAAACCATCTTTTATTAAGTGGACGTCCCATTGTTTTCTCCTTTTGACGTTCTAGGTCATACGCGATGGGTACCGCATAAGTCCGGCATGTTCCGGATCATTTTCATGACATAAGTATTTATCCTTTTTGATAAATTGGGTTATTATGTACTTGTTTTTGTAATGTTAACAGCATGTCTTCTACCACCTTTTAAAACTTGCTCGTATTCAATTCTATCACCGATTTTCCACAGTTCTGTGGATTCAGTTTTGTTAAAAATTACATCTGTTCTAGATTGTCCAAATTCATCTGGCCTGATTAAACCCGTGTTTCCGATAAATTTGTAAATTTGTCCTGTTTTTGTTTGTGTCATCAAAGTTTCCTGTATGTCATATGATTGTATTTACGTTCTTGCTCTTTTGCAAAATTAAGAAATACATTTCTGTTATGAATAATTTTTGGCAATAAACTGATATACTTTTTTCTAAAATACTTGTAATGTTGTGATGCAAGTATTTTTAAAAATGGAATCATGTTATCAATGTCATATAGATCTAAATCGCATATATCTTTGAAGTCATTGTTATATTCTTCAATACCTATGTAGTTCAAGCTTTGTTTTGCTCCTTTAGGTGCGTAAATTAAAAAAGGTTTATATCCATATATAGGTTTATAAGTTTTTTCAGTTAAAAAGTAGTTTTTTAAATCAGGATTAGGTACTGTCTCTGTTACAATGTTTAAAAAATGTCTGTTCCAGTAATCTATTCTTCCATAATCAAACACATTGTAATCACTTGGTATAGTATTAATTAAATTCTTGTTCTCATCTAATGCATAGGATATAACTTTTTTTCCATCTGTCATACGATTGCTGTGTGCATTAAAAGAAACAAATCCTTTATTGAGCAAGTTATTATTTTTTAAGTTTTTAAAAATATGTAATCTATGATAATGCGGTTTTCCATTCAAACACATAAACGCAGTATCGATGAATTTTGCACTATAGGTTATCTCTTTCATTTTTTTATAAAACATATATGCTAAAAAATTTATGTAATAATCGCTGTTAGGAAAGTGTCCTAAAGCAATATATTCATCAAACTGTCTATTATGTGTATATCTCTTACCTTCGTCGAGCATTTGAACATTGATAAGTCTTTTAACAGTAGTTGGAAGAGCACTAATTGTATCATTATATTCATTTTCATTGAGCCATTGTTCTCTAATAACAACAGTTTCGACATTATCAGTTAACGAATTGCAAAACCGATTTAGAAATTCGATTTCTAATTTATGTATTTCAAATCCAACACCACTATGAAAGTTAATTTTTTCTATAGGCATATTCTACTTATCCAAAAAAATAGGCCCCGTAGGGCCTATTCTTAAAATAGTGTTACCTATTAGCTGAAGCTTAGATTTGCAGTTGTTACACCAACAAGACCTAGATAGTCAGCTGCGTTGCCAAGTGACGAAGCAGTGTTAGTTAGTTCTACATAACCATAACGAGTCATGAAGCTAACTACTGGTTCGAATGTTGACGGATCAAGTACAACACCACTGCTCATCAATGGAATGTATGGGCAGTAGAATGCGGCTGCGTCTGATTCTGAAGAACCTTTGTAGCCGATTAGTACAGAATCGCTAACTGCATATGTGTTAACATATACTTTCATTGCGTTGTTTAGAGTACCAACTAGTTTGGTGTTAGTCGGTGCTTCAAATGTACCTTCAGTAGTACGAGCGAAAGCACTAGTAGTTGCACTCTGTAGAAGAGTTAGAACAGTTGGTGAAACAACTGCCCAGTTACCAGCACCGCGACGTGTACGCTGAGCAATTAGGTTTGATACTCTGTTGATCTGAACAGCTAGAGCAGCATGTTCGTCACCAACGAAAGTAGCAGTACCGCTTACAGCAGCTTGGTTGTATGTTTCTACAGCTGAACCTGCTAATGAGGTTAGGCTGCGGATTACTTCCTGGTCGATTTCAGCAGTAATCTCTTGAGCAAGTGCTGCCATGATTTCTGCTTCAACGTCGATACCGTGCATTGCTTGTGCATCCTGAGCTGCTTCAAAAGTCCAACGTGCTGATAGCTTTCTTGACTTAGCTTCAACAGTTTGCTTTAAGATTTGGATGCTTAGTTTGTTACCAGCAACACCTTCTAGAGCAGCAGTGTTTGCAGCACGATCGTTACTTGCAGTGCTTGAATAGCCTTCTGCAATTTTGAATGGTGATAGTGCTTCTTCACCAGCAGTTACGCTACCACCTTGGTCTCCGGTGTAGTTGTCGCTGTAGCGTACACGTAGAGTGTGGATTTGACCAACTGGTCCAGTCATTGGTTGAACACCAACCAACTCGTTAGCGATAACAGTTGGCATAACACGTCTAATCACTGGAAGAATTACACGGTTTAGAGTTGCGATATTACCAGCAGCAGTAGTGCCTGCAGATGCAGCTTCTGCGAGATACTTACGAGTATTCTCAAGAGTTGCAGCCATTACAGATTTTTTATTGCCTTGAAGGCCTTCTAGTAGGGCACCTTTTGTCTCCTGCCAGCGACTTTCTAATAGTTCTGACATATTAATCTCCTTAACTTAATCCTGCAAGACGCTTTAAATCAATTACATTGTTGTCGCTTGCTTTTGTCATATTTGTTTGTTGTCTATTGCCTGTAACTTCTTTGCCTTCTGCTAGTATTGCCTTCTGCTTTGCTGGAGATTTACCGTCAATAACTGCCGGTAGGTACTTATCAAACGAAGAACGTAGTCTGTTAGTTTGAACGCTTTCCAGTAAATCTGTCATAATTTCACGTTGGTCTTTGCTCAATGGAGCAACCAATTCGTTCATTACTTTTGCACGCTCTTGTGATTCTACTAAACGCTTGACTTGAACATCTTTTGCTTCAGCAATCTTGACTGCTTTTTCAACAATCTTTTTGCCTTCAATTAGTTGTTTGTCTTTAGTAGCAAGAACTTTAAGTAGTTTTTGGGTTTCTGATTTTTCATTTAGATGAGAATGCATATACTCTGAGCTAAACGCTTCAAAAATCTTACGTCCAAAATCGTTTCTACGTGCAGTATCAATATCTTCTTTGAGTTGATAAATTTCGGCACGAAGACCTTTTTCAACTGTTTCTGATATTGCTTTTGCACTTCTTTGGATAAAGTTTGCTTTTACTTTAGCCAAGTGAGCCTTGCCTTCACGTACAAGACGTACTTTTGTTTCGGCAAGATCTTTTTTATCTTCTTGGAATTCTGCAAGTTCTTTTGCAAGTTGCTCTACAACAAATTCTTCAAGAACTGCAAACTTGTTTGCAATTGTTTTTTGGTCTTCGTGTAGTTCTGAAACTTCTTTGAAAAGAGCTTCTTTTACAAATCTACTCATTAGATTTGAATGCTCTTTCATTTTTACAGCATATTTTGCTCTTGCTTCAGCAAGTTGCTTGCGGTCTTCGTGGAATTCTTCTATTTCTTCAGCTAGTCTTTCACTAACCAATGCTTCAACTGCTTCAATCATAACACCTTTATCGTGTTCGTATTTGCGAGCGAATTCTTCGCGAAGTTCCCCAGTGACAGCAAGGCGGTTTTCTTTCACCTTAGCGTTCCATGCTTCTTGAATTTCAGCCTTCATTGCTTCTGAAATTGCATCACTCTCTAAAAGGGTCTTTAGTGCTTCCATTATAATTCTCCTTTTATTGGAGCCTGCTTATTATATTTAATAAGCTCTCTGCAATATATTTTTGTGCCTTTTTGTCGCCTTGAACTTCCTTACTAGTAAGGATTGCCTTATAACCACCTTTTGTATTCATAAGATGTTCATAAATTGGTGTTGGGTAAGCACCCGGAGCACTTGGCTGGGCAACTACATCAACTGTAATAATTTCGAATCCGGCAACTTCACCGCCGCCGTCTACTTCTCCGCTACCACGCGATGAAACACCTAGCTTCACGCCGCTTTCCAGCATTGTTCTAACTAGCTGTCCCATCGGGGTAGGAAGTATTTTTAGTTTTCCGTAACCGTTAGGGCCATCCATCCACATTTCTGTAATCATATGGCTTACACGATCAAGGTTAATATTTAGGCCTTCAGGATGATCTACTTCGCCTAGTACTGAATATCCACCAGTTACCTGATCGTTGAGAGTGGTGACAGCCCTGCTTATTTCATTTACGGGATAAACACGCTGATTTGCGTTGCGTACTCCGCCTTGAATACAAATACCTTTCATGTAAAGGTCCTTGCCTTCTTTAGCAGACTCAACAACCATTCTAGCTTGATCGAAACTCAAATGTTCACGTAAGTAATTCATCCAACGGTCCTAAATTATTTTGCTCTTTTTGGAGCACCGTTAAGCATCGATCCGGCTGACTTATCAGCAGTCTCTGGCTTACCTTTTTTCTCGGCACCATGGCCGGGTTGTGCAGTCATTTTAGTGGCTGCTTTAGCACCAACAACATTTACGTTCTTGGTATTCATATCTTTTACAGAACCTTTAAGTACACCGTTGCCTTTTAGTTGACCTTTGTTGGCTTCAACACCTGCTTCTGTGCTGCTTTTTGCAATGTTAGCAGTAGTTCCGCCCATGTCGTTTTTACCAGCTACGATTGACTTGGTGTTAGTACCGTTGTCGCCCATTTTTGCTGTTACTTTTTCAACGTATTCACGCATCTGTTCGCCAGCAGTTTTTGGTCTACGTG